TGTAAAACGTATCTTCCCGTTCGTCTGGTAGTTTCCAATACTTTACCATAGTTTTACCAGACTTAGATGGTCGACGTTCTTCGACGCCATCGAGCATACGGTGTGCTGTCGATAGCATTTGAGCAGACTCAACAATCATTTTGACAACATGTTTGTCACATTGCAATTGAGCAGCTTTGACTGGATCTTTATCAAGTATAAACAGATTCATATATACACCTTAAGTTGTTTTGATAAGAATATTCTATCACAGTTATTTGAGAATGTAAACCGTTTATTTATCTCGAACATATTCAGTTTTAAACATACCTTCTGGTTGATCTAAAGCAGCTATCATATCTTTAAACATTTTAGGAGTCATCATAATAAGATCAGCACCAGTATCTTCTGAATTAAACTGTCGAATCCATACAGTAGTATCATCAATAATGAGTTGTACATCCTGATGTTTATCGGATTCATCGAGAACAGTAGTGATTGTACAATCTGAGTCAAACTCGTTCCAAAACATTAGAAACCTTTCAGCTTTTTAAAATCTACTCGTAATTCCATAAAGTCTTTAATGTGCTCATCTCTATCTTCTACAAATATTTGCGGCTCATCATTATCTACAGTTACAATAGTTACTAATTGTTTAATTGGTTTCTTTGTACGTTCTTCAAATGCAACAGCATAGAAAGACTCCTGCATAAAGTAACCTTTAATCCAATCACGTTTCTTAGGGCGCCGTGACGTTTTAAAATCGATAATTGAAAGCTTACCATCAAACTCAGCAATACAATCTACTTGTCCTGCAGTCTCAAGGTAATCACTATAGAGAAATGTTTCTTGCATCCAAACATTGTCGACGTGTTTATCTAACACTTGTTTGATTTGCTCAAAGGCATATAGATTAGTAGGCATATGCTCTTCTTTATATGTTTCTATATTGTTGAGATAATCTTCTGCAAGTTTATGCACAGCCGTTCCACGTACTGTAGCCTGCCTTGAAACTTTTGCGGCTTCTTCTTCACCGACACGTTTCTTCCAGGCTTCAAGTGCTGACTTATCCATAATACCTAACACTGTAGTTACCGATGGATAAGTATTACCTTCGGGCGTAAAATACTTTCTACCTTCAGGTGTTGTTTCGCGTTCTAACTTAGGAATAACAATTCCATGGTCAACATGATTAAATGTTTTCATCATCCTTTGCTTCTTTAAGAAGCACCTTTCCATCCTCTACAATCCACTCAAGCTCAGTACCATAGTCCCATCCCATTTGATTGAGAAGTTTCTCAGGTATTTCCATAAGCAATTCACCGTTTTCGTCTTCTAATATTTTACTTTCTATCATTATATAAATCCATACCAAACGTTAGGTGTACCGGTAACCATTGCGCCATAGTCGCAAAGATCAAACATTTTAGCAGCAGGTCTAAATCCAATCATTATATTAAGAGAACCTGTATAGATTGCTGCTGGGTGTGGAATACAAACAAACGCTTTACCCTTTGGAACAAGAATAAGGTGTGGACCCGATATATCGAACATCCTTACTGCTGGTCTAAATCCAATATAGCAATTTAAAGCTCCTGTAATAATAGGACTAAATAAACTACATAAATGACCCGTTAAATGTAAGTCAAATAATGCGCAAGCTGGTCTTCCTGGTAGTGCCATTCTATCACCCTAAATTGTATCTGTCAACTATATCTTGTAGCGTATTAATCATATCACCAAATTTATTATTGATCGTAGTTGATGTTGCTGTAATTTGAATAATTTTAGTATCGGTAAAACTAATTACTTCATTTGTAGCAGCAACGGCATCAGCTTCAATATATGCAGGAAGTGAATTATTATCGTATTGTTGAATAGCGTCTACTGTCGCATTTAATCCACTATTCGCACCACTTACGATTTCATAAACGTCATCATAAAATCTAGCTGAAACAATTGTTGAACCTTTATCTAAAACCTTTGTAACTTCAAATAGCTTTTCTGCAATTTCTTCTACAGTTGTTTCGAAATCTGCTTCAGCTTGTGCTTGTAATGAAGATATACTTGTCTCAAATAAATCAAATATTGATATATCAATTCCAGGCGCAAGTGGATCTGTATAGAATACTTCAAACCTTGGCACAGTTCCAGCATTGACAGCAGCTTCAACTAAAGTTGATAATGTATTATATTGTTCTTTAACTGAAACTCCACCACCTTCAGGTGCATTTAAATATACTTTTAAGAGCTCTAATAGCTTTTCCATCATATTATCAGCAGCGTCATATGCATCACTACCTTCACCAAAGTCTTTTAAAGTATTCGCAACTGTTTTAGCATTAGCAACAAGGCGAATATATTCTGACAATCCTTCATCAACTGAACCACTAATATTTGCAACTGTACTTGCGGTATTAGCTGTAACTACATTATTATTACCTGTTGGATTTGATGAGTTTACGCGAATTTCAAAGTTACGATAAGGATCTTCAATAGATCCATATCCTAAAAACTCTGTTGAGTGTTGGTCCGGATTTTGAGAAGATATTACTTCATCTCTTGCTTGAAGTGTAGAATATTTACGAGATGCCATCTTTACTAAGATGTCACCTTGAGTGGCTGGATCTCTTAATTGTACGCCAGTGAAACTAACGCTAGAATTATAGCTAGCATATTTGCGAGGTTGATCAGCCATAGGAGTATCAGACTCCATATTAATAACTTCCATCAACCAATAAGCGCCTTCGTCGACATCTGACTTGTCGATGTTTGTTGTAATTGTAAAATTATTATTAGCTGATACCGTGATATAGTTCACGGTATTCAAACGGCTAGCACTAACTGTACTACTACCGGCATCTGAAGTATAAGTTTGTGTTAATTTTGGAATGTGTACCATAATATTATAGTCCTAATTTATCTCTCGTAATTATATATTCTTTCACCAAATCACTTCTTACAATATCTTCTGCTAAAAACTCTATGAAATCAAACTGTGGCATTTTTTCAATAATTTTCATGAATGTAGCTACACCTGATCGTTCATTATATCTTTCACTTGTTAAGTCGTCTTGTTTAATATCACCTGCAAATATAATCTTACAATCTTGTCCAACACGAGTCATAACGGTATGCAATTCTTGGTCATTCATATTTTGCATTTCATCTACAACGACTACACAATTATCGAATGTTGCACCTCTTAAAAACGAAGTAGATAAGAATTCAATATAGTTCTTTTGCTTTAATAACTGGTAAGCGTCACCTCTCCCAAAAATCTCATTACATATAGGTCCATATGGTCCTTCGTATACTGCTTCCTTTTGTGCCTTTGAGCCAGGAAGAAATCCCTGATTACGACTAGGTACTGTAGATCTTACGATATAAACTTTTCTATATGGAGACTTATTGAAAACATCACACAAACCAAAGTATAATGCTAAAAAGGTTTTACCGGTACCAGCAATACCATGCAACATTAAATTATAACCTTCTCTCCAAGACTCAAATGCATCGCTCTGAGCTTCGGTGATTGGCTTAATGTTTCTATTGATGTTGAAGTTTTTCACATTAAAGTTTGCATTTTCATCTAATATTCCATCTTGTCGTAATTTCCGAGTTTCCCTCTTGGTCATGCGACTCATATATGTTCCTCATCTTGTTTCAATCGTTGAATGAAGGTGAGACGATTTCGCTTTCTTCAGAACATCATTAAAATTGTCGTCAATACGTCGAATGCCAAGTCTTACCGAATCACCAAATGCTGGTGTCGATAATTGCTGTACCATGTTTGGATTGTTTTGAATAAACTCTTCTCTTTCAGCTAGTGTAAAGAAATGTGTTTCTTCTGATCCAGTTTCTTTATTCTTAAAAGTATACGTTGGCATCCATCACTCCTACAAAAAAGGCAGCCTGTATAGACTGCCGATAATCAATCTATGTTATATTTATACTGTTAAGCAGACTCGCCAGTAATATACTCATATATTTGTTTCCAATTAGGGAAAGTTGGAAATTTGTCGTTATGCATATTATGCCCATGTTCCATTACAATAGACTCAAGACCATAACGATCTCCAAGCTCAGCATTCTCAAGTTTATCTTCAATCCAAATAAGACCACTACCAATATAAGGACTTAGCACTTCGTCTTTATCAGCACCAGTATCGGCAAAGATGAATCGAGTAAATGCGGTTTCACCAAACAACTTTCGAGTATTTTGAATACGTAGTTGTTGAGCATGCTCATCTTTTGACAAAGATGTAATCATATGGAATGTATAACCATGCTTACGATGTAGTAAGTCTACATAATACATAGCATCTCGTAGTGGAGGTAAAAAGCCCATAGCGGCTGACTCATTGAATTGACGAACTAAACGCTTTTTCAATTCATGGTCTAATCCATAGCGGTCACCCATATCATAACAGGTTTCACCGCCATCGATCATCTCATATCCTTGAGATTTCATCCATACATTCATAGCATATTCCCAATTCATGAGAACGCCATCGCAGTCTGTGAGGATTACTTTATTCAAGTTGTTAATCATAATATATTACCTTTCTAATCTATATTATAGATATAGGTATTTTTTCGTAAATGTCAATGGTCTAGGTAAGAATTTTTTAATTTTCTTTTATTTTTTCTTGCAGATTGGATACGAGCTTTCTTTTTGTCGTATCGCTTTGAGTCTTTTTTAGTTGGATAATATTCTACTTCGTCAACCAAGTCACGAAAGTTTTTCTTCTTTGCCATCTACAATGCTTCCTGGGAATGCTTCGTTAATAATGTTTTTAGTAATACCATTAAAAGGTTTACGCTGAATCATTTGAATTAAGATTTTAGCGTCATCTCTATGTACAGACTCTAACATTTCAATAAAGATAGCTTCTCTTTTAATTTGTTTTACGCCAGGTGGAGAAAAACCTTCTACAAAATATTTTAACTTACGAGATTGATTGAATAACATCCCTTGATTTTCATGTGCTTGAGATGGAGTATACGGTGGTTCTTCATCTGGCAAAAGAATATTTTTAGTCTTATCATACGTAAGAATTAAGATGTTGCGAAGAGTAAGCGAGTTATGCTTTTGCAAAAACTCAATCTTTTCTTGTTTTGATCTCAAGTTGCCACACTTCTTTAAGATTTCGGCAATTGACAATGTGTCACTCATAGTGTCCTCATTAAAATTCGTTAATATTTTCCATTAGGTTTTTAAGCTTATTTTTAATGAAGTAATTAAACAACTGAGATCTATCTTTTGGATTATCTTCATTGTATACTTCTAAGATTTTAGCTTTCAAATCTTCAGGAATTTGTTCTAAGTCAATC